TGTCACCAAGCAACACGGCTTGATTTGGGGGCAAAGTCGCAGCAATTCTTGCCGTCACTTGACCTTCAGGAAGTCCCGTGACTTGAGCCATTTGTATAGGCGCAACCCCATTAGCTTGCATAAATTGAGCAATTTGGGCATCACTAAGGTTTGGGCTGCTTGCCAAAAAATTTTTGACTTGTTGATCAGTAACGCCAACAGCCTGAGAAACTAAAGAATTTATTGTGTTGTCCATGACTTAAACTTTCTCAAACATTGTAGTAAGGCACTTTGTAAGCCTGACCATTGACGGTGACATTTATAAAACCAACAGGATTAGCGGGCAGCGTTGCAGACCCTGCCGTTGCAGTTGTGGCAGAACTGAAATTCAGCAAATTAAGAAAAAACTGTTGCCACGAACGTGACGGACGGTTAGTCTGCCCATCCAAAAACGGTGCTTGTGGATAAGGGTTAATCTGCTGTGTGCTTGAAAGTCCTGACGTAGCCATTAGTTTTCTGCCCCTTGTACTTTAAGGTTTGCTGAAATGATGACAAAGTTCACAGGGTCAGTCACCACAACTTCAAAAACACGGTCACGGGCTGTTCCCAATCTGCGCCAAATAGCACGATTTTTATACTTACCTAATTGACCAACACCCGTCCAATGCTCATTTGACCAAGTAGAACCACCATCATTTGACCACCGCAACATTGCTTGTGGAAAAGTTGTTGGTGTGTTTTGGTTGATTGTAGCTAAATCACTCAAGAAAACAGTATCCAAAGGCCCAATTAATAACGTGCCATCAGGAGGGATGTAATAGGGATTCTGAATATTGCGACCAAAAGGCGCTGATAAACCCGTTGTCCCCACGCCTGGCTGAAACTGAATCTGCAATTCATCAAAGTATTGACGTTGAAACTCAGTCACCAAGTGGGGCGCTCTACGCAATCTGCGTACTTTTTGACCATCGTCTGTGTAATTGGTCTTGTCTAATTCGTACAGTTTGCCGTTTTCATAGTCACCAACAATGACTAAACCTTGAAACACAGCGCAACAATTACCACGGTGACGCTCATATTCGTTTTCGTCATTTGTGTAAAGCCACTTGTGCCACATCTGAGTGGTACTGTCATAAGCCCAAGTTAAATTTAAACTAGGGAATGTCACCACATAAACTTCATGGCCTTCTAGCTGATAAGTCCACGCAATAGCATCGCTAACATTTTTATTAGCTAGAGTGTTCTCAACCGCATGGGTAGAAATCCTTTGTGGGATATACCCTTGCATTTGCATGATTTGTGCTTGGCCACGGTTGTTGCGTGAAACGTAAGCAAACGAATTACCAAGTCGATAAAGGGAAAAGGGCGCTGCAATACCGTGTTGGGTAGATGTGCCAGGAATCCTTTGGAATGGAAACGGTACAGTTCCCACATCAGTCCAAACTTCTGACGAAATCTCACCCATCAAATAAATTTCACGGTGATCCACAATCAAGGCCACCAAGTCGTCAGGCGCACCGTCTTTCAATGAAAAACTTAACGCTGGTGAAATAGGCGATAAAAGGTCACTAGCACCAAATTGTTGCGTTGTTGGGTTGTTATAGACAAAGTAATTGTCAATAATATCCACCGTATTAGCACCGCTAAACGCACCGTCTGTGGATGGCAAAACAGAAAAGTTAATGCCAAACATTGTTACGCCAACGGCTACGGTACTTGCCACGCTTAACGTGTAAGTTCCAACACCGCCCGTTCCTGTACCATAAGCCGTAATAATCGTGCCAAGGGTTACACCAACGCCTTGAATGGTCTGTCCAATCTGTAATGACCCTGAAGTAACGCCAGTAACGGTCATTACCGTTGCCGCAATTGTTGCAGTCACTACCGCCCCAACGGTTGCAGAACTTAAATCACCAGAAGCCACGGTTTGACTTCTATTGATCGTGTAAGTTCCCGTGCCACCCGTTCCTGTGCCAAGCGAAGTAATCACGGTTTGAGGCAATATCCCGATTCCATACAAAGACTGATTGATGGCAATTGTTCCACTAGAAACGCTTGTCACGGTCAATGTTGTGCCACTTGTTGAGCCTGTAAACACCGCAGCAGCGGGGCTTGATATATACCATGTGTAACGAAAAGCACCGTCCACAATATAAACATTGACACCGTTGTCAGTAATCTTGACTATTCCTGTACTGGAATTTAGTTGACCAATTACAGAGGGGACAAGGTTAGCCGTTAAAGCATAGACGTAAGGCCCACAGACCGCAATCAATTGATTACCGCCTGAAACAGCGTGAAGCCCACGAACTTCTTGTTGGTTAGGAAAAACGGCTTTGACGGTTAGACCAGGCGTTGGATAAAGCGCAATTACTCCACGCTCACCTTGTTGTTTAACAGGGTCAACTTCAGGAAAGAAATTAATGCACTCTTGGGCATCTTGGTAGATGCTTGGTGCTTCATACGATGAACCAACAAAACCGAAATCTGGCATGGTAGTCCTTTAAATAAAGCCGCCAGTAAGAATCCATCCAGCGTCTTTTGCCTTGTTAACCAACAAAGCATCAGGATAACGTGATACTTGTAGCGGACTCATGTTTGTGCGCTTGAGGGTAGATTTGGCTTGCCCTGCAAACGTCTGAATCATCGCTATTTGCGTTGGAGAGGCTTTGCCATACATAGGCATCAAACGCTCTGCCAAACACCATCTGAGAGCCATTGAATAGCCTTGTGGCAACGCTATGTCCTCATACATTGAGTCATAACGGCTAAACAAGGTATTTGAAAACAAGTGCATTTCGCCTTGTGAGGGGCTAGGCCAAATGAATAGGTTTCCTGACTCAGCGCCAGGGTTAAAGTAAACCGCCTTTGGCCACGGGCCACTTAGCGTTTTTAAACCAATCATTTGATAGCTATGCAATTCCAAAACCGACATTGGGTAATCCAAACCACCACCTGTAATCGGTTGACCGTTAGATGTAGTGTTTACCCTAACAAACGCAGAATCAATGTTGAGTGGCTTTTGGTAGTAAGCCGTGATTGATGTGGACGCAACAGTCTGAGAAATGTTCAGTTGATAAGTGCCTTGCTCATTGATGTTGCCACCCGCACCCGTCAAAAACTGAGTAATCTTTGTCCCTGCGGTGATGCCCGTACCACTTAGGGTTTGCCCTTGTGCGATAGCACCTGAAGCAATGGCAGTCACCGTGAGGATATTACCCGCAATTGAGCCTGTAAAAGACGCACCAATAAAGTTTTGAGTCGATGGGTTAGGGCCAATGGTGTATTGGGTTTGTCCTGCAATAACAGGGCAAATGATTTCTGTGACATTGAAAACCATCATGTTTTCGTTTGACCATTGGTCAATTATGTCGTTCAGCATTTCAAACGCATCTAAAGCAGCGTCTGGAGTCGGAGTTTCACCAGCTTCCAATGCGCCAATGTCTTTTAGCGCTCGGCTAACAATGTCAAAAGGCACAGCCATAGTGTTTCCTTACATTTCCACGGTGAAAGTCTGAGGTTGCCAAGGAGGAGGCGTAAATTGGCTTTTGCTCAGAGAATTTAATTGTTCTTGTAACCTTGATTTTATTACGCAAACGCCATCTCGCATAGTCTCTTTTTCAATCCAAGCAACAATCATTTCCTCTGTCACTTGGTCAAAAGGAACAGATAGTTTTGGGCTGTCAAATGTCCAATAACCCTCTGTCTCAACAGAAAGGTCATCTTCCTTTGCAGTCACATGATATTTAGCACAGAGAATCAAACCATCTTGGGCTTGAGTCCCTGTGATTGACCATTGGCAAATCATGCTGACCAAGGTAGTGGTGTGTTAGCAGGGCTAACAGGCGGTGTAATCATTGAGTCAATCTGTCCTTGAACACACGCTTGTGCGCTTGCAATAGCAGACTCAGGAATCCAACCAATGACGATTGCTTCTGTCAGTTCAGCATAAGGAGTTATTGCACCCTCTTGGTCAGCAGAACTGAATTGAGTGTTGCCACCGATAGAGGCGGTGTGTGTTCCATCTACGCCAGTGACTTCCCACAAAGCATTGACAACATAATTAGGGTCAGGCTGTTGCAGGGTATACATTGCTGTAATGCGGGTTGTAAAAGTGGTCATGTTAGTCCTTATGGATGGGTTGATTTGTAAGCGTCAAATTCTGCTTTGAGTTCTTGAATTGCTTTAACAAGATAAGGCACAAGATTTTGTTGAATACTGTAAATTTCAGTTTCGCCAATTAACTCTGCTTCTTCTAATCTTGCTTTTATTTTCTTAACTTGGTCTGGCAAAACATTCTTAAATTCTTGAGCAATGAATCCAATAGCGTGTTCTTTACTTGTAATGTAATCAAACTCTACTGGGCGCAATGCTTGAATAACAGATAGACCTGATTCTAAAGATGCAACATTTTCTTTAATTCGTTCATCAGATGTAATTGCCCAAGCAGCAGAATTACTGTACTGTCTAAAACTTCCTCCAGCACCAATGTCTGCGTATAACGCTTCTCTTCCACTACTTCCAACTTTAATAGCAACTTGGTCATTTCCGTTATACCCAGAAAATGCACTTGCTCCAAGTAAAACATTGCCAGCACCTATCTGAGCAGAACCACAGCCATAACCAATATATATATTGTATGATTGAGTCGTATTTGAATACCCCGCCTGATAACCCAATACTGTATTGTTAAAGCCTGTGGTGTTGGAATAAAGAGCCTGATACCCTACTGCTGTATTGGTAGATGCTGTGGTGTTGTTGAGGAGTGCTTGAAACCCCATGGCTGTGTTATTACTACCAGTAGTGTTGCCCTCAAGTGCTCCCAACCCATTGGCTGTGTTCTGTACGCCTGTGGTGTTGAAGTAGAGTGCGCCATGCCCACTGGCTGTGTTGTAGTCGCCTGTGGTGTTAGCTTGGAGTGCGGATGCGCCGATTGCCGTGTTGTTTAAGGCTGTGGTGTTGGCTTTAAGTGCTTGATACCCGACTGCGGTGTTGTAATTAGCTGTGGTGTTGTTACGCAAGGCAGAAATACCCAAAGCAGTGTTGTAACTACCAGTTGTGTTTGCACCCAATGTAGGCCCAGATGTGCCTGTGTGTTCACCGCCAACGCCTACGTTGTAACTTCCAGTTGTGTTGGAGGTAAGGACGCTGTATCCAACAGCCGTGATGCTTCCAGTGGTGTTTGAGTAAGCCGCCTGATAACCTACTGCGGTATTGTTAGATGCTGTGGTGTTGGAATAGAGTGCCGCATAGCCCAAAGAAGTGTTATTGCTACCCGTTGCCGCAGTATTGCTACTACCAGAATCACCACCTACTGACGTGTTGTAACTACCTGTAGTATTCCAAAATCCAGCTTGTTGTCCTATATATGTATTTTGTGTTCCTGTTGTAGTTTGATTTCCAGACCGATAACCTACGGCAGTGTTGTTTGCGCCAGTGGTAGAGGTAACTAATGCTTGCCAACCGACAGCAGTATTATTAGAAGCAGTACTGTTTGATTGAAGTGCTGATTGCCCTAAAGCCGTGTTATTTGAGCCAGTAGTATTTCCATAGAGGGCATAAATACCAATACCCGCATTTGAAGCACCAGTTGTATTTTGGAACATTGACTGAAAACCTACAGCAGTATTTTGTAATCCTGTTGTATTTGCCACCAAAGCACTAGCACCCACCGCAGTATTGGTAGACACAGCACCCGCACCACGACCAACAGTTACGCCATAAACAGTAATGTCATTAGCAAGCGCATTAGATGAAGCACCCAATGCAATAGCAGTACCGCCAATGGTGATGGAACTATTTACCAAACCCGCATTAGGCAAGCCTGTACAGTTGGTTAAAGTTCCGCTTGATGGAGTGCCTAATATTGGTGTTACCAAAGTAGGGCTTGTGGATAAAACCGTGTTGCCCGATCCTGTTGAAGTGGTAACGCCTGTTCCACCCGCAGTCACAGCCAAAGTGCCAAAAGAAAGAACTCCACTAGCGTTTGTGCGTAAAGCCTGACCGCTTGTGCCATCTGCGCTTGGAAGCGTAAAGTTGACAGTTCCAGCGATATTAGGGCCAATCAGGTTGACTGCCCCGCCTAATGTTGCTTGAAAAACAAGTTGTCCCATGATATTTCCTTACGGTGCAATGATTAGCTGATTGGCGGTTAATGCGCCTGTGCTTGGGTTGTATTTTAACTTCGTTGACGAAACTGTCTGTGGCAAATTACCCGTTGTATTACTCACAAACGTTGGGTAAAAAGTCGCATTTGTTGTTGTGTCGTCTGTGATTGCAGTATTTGTTGCGTTTGTTGCGGTTGTCGCACTTGTTGCGGTTGAGGCATTACCCGACAAAGCACCCACAAAAGTCGTGGATGTAACAGAAGTCAGACCCGCAAATGTGGTGACAGTCGCACCCAAAGCCACGGCAGTTGAGCCAATGGTGACGCTAGAGTTAACCAAAGCAGCGTTAGGAATGCTTGTCAGATTAGCACCCGAACCGCTAAACCCTGTGGCCGTCAAAATGCCTGTAGAGGGGTTAAATTGGTACTTTGTAGAACTGACAAACTCAGTCGTTAAGTTACCCGCCGTAACTGCTGCAAACAAGGGGTAACGGGTTGCATTAGTGGTTGTGTCATCAGTAACCGTTGCATAAGAAATCGGAGTCACCCAAGTGGGGGCTGACGCACCGTTAGACTGAAGCACTTGACCTGACGATCCCGTTGACCCTGACACCGCCAAAGTGCTGCTGAAATCAATTGTTGTAAATTTAGCCGTTGATGCCGTAGTAGCACCAATGGACATATTATTAATCGTGCCAAGGTTTGTCGGGGCAATCTCAATAGCGCCTGTCCCTGTTGGCTTCATGTGGACATGACCCGTCCCTGTAGGACTAATGTCAATCTGAGCATTTGCACCGTTGATGTTAGTGGAAACACTTAACGTAAGGTTGTCACCACCGCCCGCACCCCAAGACAATTGACTTGTGCCGCCCGAATTACGCAAAGCACCGCCCGCACTTGTAGCCGCCTCAAAGAACGGGCCAACAAACTTAGTTGTTGCCGTGATTGTTGTGCCTCTTACCGTGTTAGCCGTTGTTCCACCAATAGCGGGGGGCGCTGACAAATCTAGTGTGCCACCCAAAGTAAGGTTTCCAGATGTGGTAACTGTTCCACTTAGGGAAATCCCAGAGACTGTTCCTGTACCGCCAACCGATGTGACCGTTCCCGTTGTGGGAGTCGCCCAAGATGGGATACCGCTTGCCAAGGTTAAAACTTGACCGTTCGTCCCCGCACCCAACATTGCAGTTGTTGATGTGGCGCTTTGGTAAGGCACAGAACCCGTTGCACCACCCGCCAAGTTTGTGGCGGTTGTGGCCGTTGTAGCCGTTGTTGCGGTTGTCGCTGTGGCTGCATTACCACCAATGGATAAACCGCTTGCAGTACCCGTTAAACCCGTCCCTGCGCCATTAAAAGTGGTTGCGGTTATGGTTGTGCCTGTTATTGCACCAGCAGTCGTGCCGCCAATCGTAACCCCATCTAACGTCCCACCCGTGATGGTCACAGAATTAGCATTCTGAGTGGACATTGTTCCCAAGCCCGAGACTTGAGTGTTTGCAATGGCAATGTTTGTGTCTGCCAATGCGGTCAATTGACCTTGTGCGTTAACCGTAGCCGTTAGAGTCTTAGATGCAGACCCATAAGACGCAGCACTTACGCCTGTGTTTGTGATTGAAAACGTATTGGAGGAAAGAGTTAACCCTGTCCCCGCAAAGTAAGTTCCTGATCCTGAGAACTGAACAAATGTAACGGGGGTCACATTAATTGTGCCCGTAGTCGCAGAAGTGGAAACCCACCCTGTGTTTGCATTGACAGAACCGCCAATAACAACGGTGTAAGCGCCAGGCACTTCTGCCCACACATCCATGTCAGTTGTTCTTGTCCACGCAGACGCAGAAGCTACATAAATGCCGTTTTCATACGTTGTTGTTTGATTCTTAACTAAAACCCGATCACCCGCCAATGTGGTGTAAGTGTCGATGGTTTGCAGACCCGACAGGGTAATGTTTGCAGTTGTTCCGCATTTGACCGCTTGCTTGGGGTTTAACCCTTGGGCAACGCTATCAACGTAGAACTTGTTGGCAATGTCTGTGTTGCCAGTTGGGGAAGTTGTAACTTGCCCTGTTGTTGTCAGGATGTTGGTAAAAACACCCGTAGACGGCACAGAAGCACCAATAGTTGTACTATTTATTGTGCTATTCGTAATGATCAGCCCCGATTGGGACGGGTTTAAAGTGGCAAAGAAAGGCTGACCCTGACCGATAAACGTATTAAACGTGTTGTCAAGGTTAAACAGCGCCTGGACAGGCAGAATGTTTTGGTCTACTGTCGTGGCAGGGTCAGCCATAGCGCCTCTTTATGATTGATCAGCCGCAGGGGTCACATAAACAATGGATGGGCCAGCAGCCGAGCCAATCATACGAACATAAAAGGGCGTTGTAGGTACTGCCAAGATGATAGGAAGCGTCATCAAAGGCGGTAACACAAAGTTCCCTGTAGTAGAACCGCTAACTGGCAACACGGCAGCAGCCACGTTAGCATCGCCTACATTCACGGCAACACTAGTAGAACCAGTATTGAGGAATGAGCAATAGTTAACTTGGTCATTTGTGTTGTCATCAATCAGAATAGCGGCAGTAGAGGAAGCCGCCACCGAAATGGCGGTTGTTACTCCAGCGGTGCGGATAACTGATGTATTAGCCATGATTAACCAGCCGTTGTGGGTAATGGGCCTTCAAAACGAATCACATCCACAATGTATATGCCAGCGGTAGGGGTTAACGATCCCGCAGTAACATTTCCAAATTGGATGCTCAATGTATTGTCGGCAGAACAACGTGCGTCAGCGATAAAAACACCCGCTGTTTGAGCCGTTTGACAAGACACCAAAACGTGATCTGTTGACAAAAGACCTGGCACGGTGAATGTTTGAGCCGCTGTGGTAGCTGTGGCTACTGCGGCAGGGGTCAAAGACGGGCCAACATAAAATGTTTGCAAAGCATTGCCACGGGCTAGGGTAGTAGAGGGCATGATAATTCCTTTTCAAGAATAGTTAAATTGTAACGTTAAATAAAGAAAAAGCCACCCCTTTTGAGAGTGGCCTTTTTTTAAACTAAACTCAAATTACCAAGAAAGTAATGGAGAAGTTTGGCCGTAACCTGTAGAGGTACTTGGGCGCTGAACAGACACTAGGTAAGTACCTGATGCTGGTGTAACGCTTGCGGCAGTTGGGTTAACAAAACGAATTGTCAATTGGTCAGC